TCGATACCATGCTGTGACTGTGCGTCCTGAGCGGCTTCAAATGTCCAACGTGCTTGCAACTTACGTGACTTGGCTTCAACAGCCTGACGTAGAATCTGTACGCTGATCTGCTTACCGCCGTTACCTTCAAGAGCCGCAGTGTCAGCACCAGTATAGAAGTTAGTGCTTGTTGCGCTTGATGGAACACGTGAGTATGCCTGTGCAATCTTGAATGGTGACAATGCTTCTTCACCAGCAGTTACAGAAGTAGCGGCTGCTGAGTTGTCAGTCAATGACTGCGCATAGCGAACACGTAGAGTGTGAATCTGACCAACTGGGCCGGTCATTGGCTGAACGCCTACCAACTCGTTAGCGATAACTGTTGGCATGACACGACGGATTACTGGAAGAATCACGCGGTTTAGTGTTGCGATATTACCTGCAGTTGTTGTACCTGCTGTTGATTCAGATAGCAACTGCTTGCGGGTGTTTTCTAAAATTACACCCATTGTTGAGCGGCGAGTGCCTTTTAAGCCTTCTAACAGGGCATCTTTGGTCTCGTCCCAACGGCTTTCTAAGAGTACTTTTGACATTTTTATATTCTCCTAAACTATGTCTAATTAAAGCCCTGCCAGACGCTTAATTTCGATAACATTGTCTTTCTCGTTGCTATCGACTTCTTCAATCTTCTTGGCAGATTTATCACCAGTTACTTCTGTAACAACTTTTGATTCAGTCAACGCTGCCTTTGCAGGCTTTGCTGAAACTTCTGAACCAGTGTTAAGAACTGCTGGTAGATACTTATCGAAAGCATTCTTTAACTTAGTAGTCTGAACGCTTTCAAGTAAAGTTTTCATTACTTGAGCCTTCTCTTCGTTTAATGGTGCTAGTAATTCATCTAGTACCTGTTCACGCTGAGTTGATTCTTTAATAATGCGAACTTCACGATCTTTACTTTCTACTAATTTCTGTGCTTGCGCAATCTTATTAGCAGATTCGGCTAGTTGCTTATCCTTTTGAACAAGTGCCTGCATTAACTTGCGAGTTTCAGCCTTCTCATTTAAATGAGTTACACTGAATTCACTAGCAAATGCTTCGAACAACTTACGTCCAAAACTATTTTCTCTAGCCTGTTTAATGTCTTCCTTAAGTGTTGATAGTTCACCCTTAAGATGTGTTGAAACAATGCCGCTAACCTTCTTGGCACTCTCAGCAACGAACTTGCCTTTAAGTGCTTCCAACTGCTTGCGACCTTCAGCAACTAACTTGACCTTTGCTTCTACAACTGCTTGTCTATCCACTGCGAATTCTTTAATTTCACGTGCTAGGGCATGTGTAACAAACTTTTCAAGTTTCTGTTGATTTTCGTTCTGAATTTTACGGTCTGTACGTAGTTCACGAATTTCTTCTGCGAGTTTAGTAACCATAAAATCATTGAACTTAGTTGCGCTTTCCTGCAACTTCAACTGAGCCTTGACTCGGTCTTCGTTCATTGCTTGTCTTTCAGAATGGAACTCTTTTAGTTCTTCTGAAAGGCTTTCAGTCATCATCTTATCTAGGGCTTCTACCATCACCATTCTGTCATGTTCATAACGATGTGCGAATTCTTCATGTAATTCCGCACGAACTTGTTGGCGGGCTTCATTGAGTTTTGTTTCCCATGCTTCGTTTAGAGCCTGGGCAGTATCCTCTTTGATTAATCCACTTTCAAGTAATGGTTTGATAGCATCAAACATGCTGATATCCCCTTTATAATTTGAGATCCTTGATGAGGCGCATTACTTCCTCTTTCAGGTATCTCTCTACTTTTTTGTCACCACCAACTTCCTTAGCAATATCCATAAGTCTATGACCATGACGCATGTTCATCATGCTTTCATAGATTGCTTTTGGGTATGCGTTTGGTGCGCTAGGTTGAGCGACAATATCCACAGTGATAATTTCAAAATCACTGACACGACCATCCATATCGTTTACATTACCTGATCCACGACTGGATACGCCTAGTTTTACACCTGACTCCAACATTGTACGGACTAATTGTCCCATTGGAGTAGGTAGAATCTTTAATTTTCCGAAACCGTTAGCCCCGTCCATCCACATGCTTGTAATCATGTGTGATACACGATCTAGATTAATCTTTAAATCATCGGGGTGATCTACTTCCCCTAAAACAGAATAACCTTCACTAATTTGCTTATTGAGTGTATCTACAGCGGTTTCAATCTCAGAAACGGGGTAAACACGCTCATTTGCGTTTTTAACCCCGCCCTGAATGAAGATGCCCTTCATATAGAGGGTCTTAAATTCAGCGCCCTCTTCTTTGACTGACTCTACGACCATGTTTGCACGGTCGAATGTCAAGTTTTCTCTGAGATACAAAGCCATTTGGTCTCAGTTCCTTACTTTGCTACTGGACTCTTGTCGTATGCCGCACCGTCCTTAGTTACTGGCTTGGGTGCATTTGACAAGTCTTGTGATTTATGTCCTGGTGCATTCTTAAACTTAGATGCGCCTTCAACATCTTTCACTGATGGTGCTGTGCGACCTTTTTCGTCTGCGCCACCAAAGTTAACAGGCTTGCTGTCCATGCCAGCCTTACCTGAATTTGCTGCCACTGGGCTCTTCTTCTGAACGCCATCGTCACCGTGTGTTACGGAAACTTTCTGCAACTGTACGGCTTCCATCATTGCTTCCTCTTCTTCAGAGTCAACTTCGACTTCTTCTTCGCCTTCGTCACCGGCATCTAGTTCAGCGTCACCGCCGCCCATGATTTCTTCAAACTCGGCCATTAACTGGTCAAGTTTATCTTCGATTCTGATAACTGCATCTTCTACTTCATCAGATGCTTCACCTTCATCACCGCCGAAATCTTCTTCTTCTGAGTCGAGGTCAAATACTTCTTCTTCCTCTTCTTCAGTTACTCCAGATTCTTCTGCGTTGATTTCGTCAAGTAGGTCACCTACTTGTCCGCCCATACCTTCTTCCATATCGTCGCCCATGTCACCCATGTCGCCTTCATCAACCATTTCTTCTTCCATGATTGATTCGTAAATTTCACGTGACTTTTCTACAACGATTTCGTGGAATAGTTCGCGGGCTTGCTCTTCGTCCTCATTAATGATGAGGTTGATTAACTGTTCGTATTTCTTGTTGTCCATTATGATTTCTCCTGATTAGAAATGGCTTTGTACACATATTTACACCATATACACCAAAACAGTGTAATAAGTGCTATTTTTTTGAGTTTTTTGTAGGAATATGCGTTTTAGACACTAGGCGCGCCGGATTCTTCGGCTGGCTTAGCGCCATATTGTTCTCTTACTTTGTTGAGGTGCAATTTCTTTTCGTAGTTTCTTACGTCTAACATACGTCTTAATTTACGAATTTGCTTTAAAGTAAGTTTAGTTTTACGAGAGGTGCGCCACACAGGTTTGCTGTTATCAGCATTAACATCCTGCATTCCCTGAACGGGCGGGTCAAACATCTCAAATAGTTTCATAATTTTATTTATCTTTTTGCTTTTTATAATCGCTATAGTCTATGAAAAACCCTACGGCAACAACTAAATTCATGCCCAATGATGCTAAAATAATATGAACATCTTGTAACACAGTCATATGCATACTTAAATGTATATGACCTACTATCCAAAAAGGTACACTTAAATTTTGTGATATCCAAACAATTAGGTACTTTAAAAAGTCACGCATTCATTATGCGGGTGGTGCGCTTACTGGCCCGGCTGCGCCGGCTGCGGCTGCGCCGCCTTCGGGGCTTGCAACAGGACCTGCAACATCTGGACCTTCAGCAGGGGCTTCTTCTGCACTTTCAATTTCATCCGCAGTATTTTCATCGGATTCAAAATCGCCCGTCGATACCCCGACGTTACGTAGATCACTACCCTTAGGATCAAGTGAAACTTCTTTCTTGTTTTCTTCTTCCCAAAGTTTTTCGTTCTTAGCAATTTCTTCTTCAGTCAAACCTAAGAAACGTTCTAGTGCAAAACGCTTAGAAATATAAGGGAACGCTTCCATACTTGCAAATGTTGACACACGTGCTGTGTCTAACTCGCTTTGACGATATGCGGCAAAGTTCTGTGGAGGATTGAAATGTAATGAGAACAATCCTGTATCAATATTGAAGCCTCTCCAACGTAAGAATAATTTGAATTCTTCGTCAAGTTTCAGTGAGATATAATTCTGTAATCGTTCGCAATATTGATTGAAACGAAACTCTTGAATCATTGCTGTACCAACACGACCATCACTTAATGGTGTTGTGTTGTCATCAGGGCCTGTTGGTAGATATGAACTTGGAACACGTAGACCACGTGCCAGTCTGTTATTGAAGTATTTCAAGTCATCAATTTCACCAAGATTCTGACCGCCGGGTAGTACTTCTACGCTTGATCCACGACCTTCAGCCGTAACTGGGAAGAAGTAATCTTCGTTCATTGATAATGGATTGTATGTAGCATCAACGATTGATTGACCACCGTACAAACTTGGAATTCTACGTTGGTGAATTTCGTTCTTAACACGTTCTACGAATGCCATAGCCATGTGGCTTGGCATGTTGCCAACGTCAATTTTAAACATTCTACGCTCTGGCGCACGTTGTACACGATAGATAAGAACAGCATCTTCAAGCAATTCTTTTTGCTTATAAACTTTAAAGATGTTCTCTAAGATTGACTGACCAAACGGCCAAAATCTGTCTAGACCTTCTGTCAAACTTAAGTGTACGATATGTTTTGCGTCAATAGCACTTTCGCTTTGACCCAATGTAAATCTTGATCCTGATGTGTTATAAGGCATAGCAGGAACAGTATATGGGGTGTTGGTACCACCGCCTGTACCACCAAGCCCTGTCGCAGGGTTTGCGGCAAAGTCAGTATTTGTCTTTTGTGCAACACTCAAGTTTTGCAAGTTAATGTTTAAGTCTTTAAGTACATACTGTTCAGGCTTCTTACCTTCACTTTCGTTGACAATAACTTTAATAACTTTAACCATATCGACCCAGTATAGTTTGAAGTTTTCTGGGTCACGAACGAATACCTGATCTCCATACTTAATAACGTTACGGAAAATCTTAAACACTCTTGTATCAAATTCATTTAACTTACACCACTGTTGTAATTGCTTTTTAAGTAGTTCTACTTCATGTGGGGTAGGCTCTTCTTTGAATTCAAGATTGAAGGGTGTTTTATTATGTTCGTTTTTCTGTGTACTGAATTCTGAAATAATATCTAAACAAGCATTGATTTCTGCATCAACATCCATCATTTCATACTGATTATATCGTTCGATACGATTTGGATGCCCTGTATAGACTTCAGGAAGCCTACTCATATAGTTCTTATAACCAAATTCAGTATTGTTCCAACCACCTGTAGGTGATCCATTTTGTCCAGGCGAACTGTTCCATGCACCAGTATTACTATTGATGCCCGATATCGGACTGGAAACGCCGCTTCTGTTTAAGAATTTCTTTTTATATGACATAGGCCCTGTTCTTTACTTACTATTTAGTTTATACACGTGAACTCTTAAGAATCTTACTAGAAACATCATTACCCGATTCTAATACAGAAATCATAGTGTCAAGTTTTCCTGAAAGCATTTCCATTAGTTGTGTGTTCATTTCCAGTGCCTTTTCGTTAGGAGAACTTGTTGCGACTGGTGTAGTAGACGATATTGTTTCAGTTTTAGCAGTCATTAGGCTCATTGCCTTTTGCTCTGCTTCTTTCTGTTTTTGCATTACATCAGCAAGCATTGTATTTGGATCAAGTCTATCTGTTAATGTATTAGGACTCTTAGCCAATTCAGTATCTTTATTAATACTTGCTAATAATTGATTTACATCAATGGGGTTGATATTGCTACTCTTTGTTACATCAGTTGCCATTGATCCAAACATTTTTTCTATGTTTGAGAAATCAAAATCGCTATCAGATTCTTTCAAAACATCAAAATTTGCAAAAGCCTTATTAAAGGCAGAATCCATTCGACCCAAATTAGTTTTGGTCATATCTTGAATTTCACCAAGCATAACTTCTGCTGGCTTTTTACTAGTTATTGATTCTTTATTAGACGATGTGCTATAACTAAATCTCTTTTCAATGTCTTTTGTATTGGTGATCTTAGATATATTACCCGTCATATCACCGAATATCTTTTCCATAGAATCCATTTTGGCTGGCGTCTGAGCCAATTTCATTAGTAGACTATCTTTCATCAAGGGTGCTACTAATTCAGTACCATGCAATTCTACATTATATCCTTTTTGCGGGCCATCAAATACTCCACCAGAACTTGCCATTAGTTCTACGTGAGGCGGGTCATCACGTTTGAATGGTCGATGTAATCCATATTTTGCTAGATATGGATCAAAGTCATCTCTATCACCAGAAATGTCTAATGCTTCGCCTCGTCCGTGCTTACTGCCTTTTCCTGAACCCTCTACTTTATATTCTTTACCTTTATATGAGATTGTAGTGTCATTCTTAGGTCTAGCAGGAGTGTGAATACTAGGATCACCTAATATTCTACCTCTAACCCACAACTCTGCCTGATAAGCATCTCCGCGGTATGCACTGTTTACGGATACAGGTTGTCCAAAATCTTTTGCGGCAGTAAAGAATCTCTTTAATAGTTCAGGTGATACTCCAGACAAGTCAGCCTTATCACCCACTTTAACGTTTTTAGGCTTTTCACTAGTGAGTTTAGCATTAACATCACCTCGCTGTGCAGATAAGTTATCAGAACCAGACACACCTGATGCAGGTCCGCCGCCTTTAGCCATTTGCTGTACAAATGCAGGTGCTTTGCCTCCTGCAACTTGAACCATAGCCTTATCCATTTTATTACCCATCAACTCATACACTTCGCCTAGTGTTCTTGCACGTCCTGATTGATCGTAATAAATGTTTTTATTTGCTCTTGCGGCTCTAGGATCCATATCGGCTGCAATGGCATTTGGATTTTTGTTCATTGCATTTAAGAATTTAACCGCACCACCTGAGCCTAAGAAGTGAGCCATGTACAAGTCAGTGTTTGAGGCTGCACGACCTGTTCCCTTTTCTAACTGCTTCTTTTGCTTTTGCGTGAAGTAAGCCATTACTTCTGCTGATTTCTTTGGATCAAACTTATCCTGAACAGAATAGTTTTTACCCATTTCTTTAGTTAATTCTTTCCAAGTACTATCTAAGAACTGGAACATTCCGCCGGCGCTACTTGTCTTTGCTCTAGCATTAGCGTTACCACCAGACTCAATCATGGCAGTTGCAGCCATATATGAACCGATATTAGCAGGAACACTTGGTGCTCCACCTCCACTTGGTGCTCCACCACCGCCTGTGTCTGCGCCGGGGCCTGCACCACCTCCACTAAAATTGATGCCACTCACAGTCTGAGATAGGATCATCATTGCATTGTTCAATGACTTTAATCCAAGAGATGC